AGGTCAAGCCTTCTGATCAGGACACAGTTGAAACAAGAAGATTGCGGATCATTTCAAGGTGGAATGATCGGATCCCATACACTTGGAATGCACTGAAGGATAAATTGGATGTATTATGTGGGGTGAATAATTACACCCTGGATCTTGAAAATGAGATCTACACCTTGAACTTTGAAGTTCATCTTGGGACTTATGGTGCATTAGATGAACTTTTTTCAATGCTTCAGCAGCTACTTCCAGCCAATCTGATCTTCATCATTGATAATGTACTTTTGCAGGGTGACACAGAAGAAGTGTTCCTTGGAAGTGCTATGGTTCAAGGGTATCATTACACGCTAACTTCAGACATCAACACAACTTATTCAAGTGATGGGATCACAACAAATGCAAGTGTTCCGATCATTGGAAATAAATATGAAATATCCTAAAAAGGAAGGTGAATAATAATGGCAAGCTTTAATTCAACAGTTATAACAACCAAAGGTCATACCTTGATCGCAAAGATCGTGGCAGGCACAGCATCACCAACATTCACACAGATGAAAGTTTCTGACACAGATTATTCAGCATACACACAAGCACAGAAGGAAGCCATGGCAACCATTTCAAGTGTCAAGCAATCCAAAGCTATTGCAAGCGTGTCAAAGGTGAATGCAGCTTCAGTCAAGGTCAGTGCAGTGGTGGACAATATTGCACTTGCAACCGGTTATTATCTGAAAACAATTGGACTTTATGCAACAGATCCAACTGAAGGTGAAATCCTTTATTCAGTAACAACTGCAATTCAAGCGGACTGGATTCCACCAAATACAGGAATCAGTGTAACATCTATCATGATTGATCTGATCACAGTTGTGAGTAATTCAGACAATGTTTCAGTTTCAGTGGATCCAAATGCAACAGCAACCGTTCAGATGGTAAATGATTTGAATGACAAGGTTTCTGATCTTCAAGCATTCATTGGTTACACTGATGTTGACATTTTTGGTGTTGAAGTTGATTTTGTAAGTAAGACATTCACAAGACTTGCAGGTGCAGTGAACAAAACAGCAGGTGCAATGTTTGATAATATCAAGGCATTTGGTGGAAGAAAAAGATGCAATGTCAGTAATGGTGGAATGGTACTTGCTTATTATGGTGATGCAGCATACACAGAAACAGGTGCTTTATTGCAAGCAGTCACTTTGGGTGGAATTACTTATCCAGTAGGTGAAAAAGTTCAAGTAATGGTTGAACAACCAAGGTTTTACTATAAAGTTGTTCCATTAACGCTTGAACCGGTTGAATATAAGGAAGTCAATACCATTGGAGTGACAGCAGTTCCAACAGCAGATGGAAACTTGACAATTAATCTTGATGGTAAAAATTTCACAGTGGCAGTTGCTACAATAGACAACACAACAACATTGGTTGCAACTAAGATCAGAGCAGCAGCATTTGTAGGTTGGACAACTGGTGGATCAGGTGCATCAGTAACATTCACAGCACTTGCAACAGGTGAAAAGGTCACAGCAACATTCAGTGGTGGAACAACAGGTGTGACTGCAACAGTAACAAAGACCCTTTCAGGTAAAGTTGGGAAAGGCTTCCACATGAGAAAAGCAAGATATTATGTTTCTGATGTGACGAAAACAGGCTTCAAGCTTCACCCGGCTTTCATTTATAATGGTAAAGAAAAGAACTTCATCTATCTTTCAGCATATGAAGGTACAGTGTATGACACATCAGGACTTGCTTATTTACTAGCTGATGAACAGATTGCAGACTTCATTGCAACAACTGGTGATAAGCTTTCATCCATTGCTTATGCAAAACCTGCAAGTGGATTGACCCAAGACTTGACCAGGGCAAAAACAAGAATTCTTGCAAACAATCGTGGTACTGGATGGAATCAGGCATATGCTGCAACAGTTTCAGCTACACAGTTATTATTTGCAGTTGAATATGCTTCCTTCAATACACAGTCCAAGATTGGAATGGGTGTCATGAAAGCTGATGATGGTGCAACAAACATGTCTGAACCTACTGGTGCAACAACCCTTCTTGGAAATGCATCAGGATCAGCAGCAAATGGATCTATTTCATATCGTGGTGAAGAAAACTTTTGGATGAACATTTGGAAGTTTGTTGATGGTCTGAACATCTACGCATATAACGAAAACAGTTTATATGTTGCAGATCATGGATTTGCTGACAATATCAGTGCTGATCCATACAAAGATGCAGGAATCACAATTTCAAGGGCAAATGGTTATATTTCAGCTTTTGCATACAATGAAGAATTTGATTGGCTGTTCTTTGCAAGTGAAACAACAGGTGATACAGCACTTCCAGTTGGTGACTACTTATATCAGAACCATGCTTCTGCTTCCTGGTTTATCGCTCGATTGGGCGGTAGTTGGCGTAGTTCGTCTAGTGGTGGTGGTTTCTATTGGAGTGTGAGTTATGCTTCTTCTGTTCGTGCTCGGTCTATCGGCGGTCGCTTGGTGTATGTACCTGATGCAGCATAAACAAATATAATTATTAAATTGAAATAGATCTTGGGCAATCAAAGATGTTGATACAGCAATAAGAAGCCAAGACAAAAGAAATTAGTTAATCACTCAATTAGGCAGTAATTGGAATAATTCGTCTAATAGTGGTAGTTTCTATTGGAATGTGAATAATACTTCTTCTAATCGTAATCGGAATATCAGCAGTCACTTGATAAATGCATGAAGTAAAGGACAAAAATGTGAAACTTTGATTGCCCTGCCCCTTGGCAAAACATAAAAATAAATTTGAACTGTATTGGTAAACTTTGAAAATTATTCAAAGGTTGAAGGTTCGGTTTAATAGTGCATACAAAGGAAGTTCATAAATGAAAAAATACGGACATTTATATGAGAAGATTTGCAACATGGACAACCTAAAACTTGCACATCAAAATGCAAAGAAAGGAAAAGGATGGTATACAGAAGTAAAAATGGTTGATGAAAACCCTGATTTTTACCTGGGAAAGCTTCAAGAAATTCTGATCAATAAAACATACCATACTTCAAAATATGAAACATTCATCAAACATGACAGCGGAAAAGATAGAGAAATATATAAATTACCATACTTCCCTGATAGAATTTGTCAATGGGCAATATTACAGATCATTGAACCAATCCTGCTGAAAAACCTTACTAATGACACCTATTCAGCAATACCTAGAAAGGGAATTCATCTTTGCTTGAATAGATTGAATGATGCAGTGCAGCATGATGTTCCCGAATCACAGTATTGTTTGAAGTTAGATGTTAAAAAGTATTATCCATCTATCAATCATGATATTTTAAAAACCAAATACAGAAAGCTGTTCAAGGATGCGGATCTTCTTTGGTTGCTTGATGAAATCATTGATTCTACACCTGGTGAAGTTGGGATTCCAATTGGAAATTATCTTTCACAATACAGTGGGAACTTTTACTTTTCAGAATTTGATCACTGGATCAAGGAAGTCAAAGGTATTAAATATTATTACAGATACATGGATGATGTTGTGATCCTTGGAAACAGTAAAGAAAAACTTCATGAGTTAAGAAAAGAAATTGATCAATATTTCAGAAAGAAATTAAAGTTGAAGATCAAAGAAAACTGGCAAGTGTTCCCCACATATGTTCGTGGGATTGATTTTGTTGGATACAGAACATTCATGAATTACAAACTTCTTAGGAAATCAACCTGCAAGCAATTCAAAAGAAAAATGATTGCTTTAAATAAAAAGCAGATTGAAGGAATAGAAATGACTTATTCTGAATGGTGTTCAATTAATTCATACAAAGGATGGTTGATCCATTGTAATAGTTATAGGTTAAGTAAGAAATATGTTGAACCAATTCAACAGTTTGCAACTAATTATTATCTTGAAAATATTTATATGAAAGGTGGAATAATTTCATGAAAGATTATGGAAAAGTAAAAAGCACAGTCAGACCTAATGCACTGGTGGTGGATGAATTCAGTGCATGGGTAAACACCAACATCACTGAAGTCAGTGAAAATGTTGGGCAACAGAATGAATTTATTGGTTTTGAATTTAATCAAGTACAGTATGAAAAGGATGAATACATCAAGATGCTGTCAGATGACAAGATTGAACTGACAGGTGTTGTGGATGATTTGATTCAAGTGCTGATTGTTAAGGGGGTAATTTTCTAATGAGTAAATACAATAACCTTGACAAATACCTTGAAAAAAAAGGTATGAAGAATGCAGCTGAAGCCAAGAAAGCTGAAAAAGGGAAGTTGAAAGGTAAAGATTTCAAAATACTTACAGTAAAAGAAAAGGATGAACTTCTTGAACAGATTGCAAAGGATCTTGGATATTTATAGTCACAAAAGGCACCTGGTGAAAAATCAGGTGCTTATTTTTTATTT